CCACTTTATTGATTATGTGATGTCATTCTATGGTCCTGGTAAATTGTATCCTATCACTGGTATCAATCGCACGATTGCTCGCAAAGCAACCAGTGATGTGATGCGAATTTCCAAGATCAAAGGCGAACCTTTTGTTGGTGATAGTTATGATCGTGAGCAAGTAAGAGACCTTATGTGTGACAAGTACAACCTTTCTCCCACTAAATCATGATTACCGACACCGTTCAAGACAAAAGAACTCGTCGCTTGATTCAAAAATCGGTTGAAGACATGTCTCTTCGACTCTTGCAACGTATCGCCTATGAATGCCGATGTGAAGAACTTGGTATTCATCCTGACTCCTGGAAACTTTATCTTGAGGATTGATGATGACAAGAGAACAATGGGATGATCTTTACATCAAACTTTATGACGCCTATGATTATTGTGGTAACACCTACAATGAAACTTACCGACAACAGATTGGTATGATTCTGGATCAACTGATTGATACTCAACCCCCTCGAATTAAAACATCATGAATCTCTACATTATGAATGATGTTCTTTACGACTACACACCAGGCATGTGTGTAATCATTGCCGAATCACTTTCTCAGTGTAAAACTATCTTTATGAAAGAGTTTGGTGATGATGGTGATTCTGAATGTCTCAATCAGAATAGACAAAAAGAGTTTGATAATGCAAGCATCAAGGTGATTGAAGGTGTAAATCATCCTGCTGGTGTTGTGGATTATGTGTATGGTGGAGGTTGAAATGAAACAACTGACACTTTATGATAAAGTAAACATGGATGGCAAAGATTGTGATGTGTGTGATGATGGAACATATCAAACCACAGATTTGAATGATGAAATTCATGTTGAACTTCATTGTAACAAATGTGGACACTATACCAGATTATGGAGAGAGGTTTGGCCATGACTGAAACTCAAGAACAACTGATTCGCAGTATTGAACAACTGCTTGAGAATCTAATGACTATTGATGAGGATCTTGCTTATGAGTATGAGTGTGAGTTGTATTATGATTGCAATGATGATGAAGAACCAGTTCCGATTGTAGAAAACTTTACTCTTGAACTTCTTGCCGAATTGGAGAAAGTTGTTTATGGTAATGAGGTTTAGTGATGATTCTACCATTGTGCTTTTGGACTGAAGAAGAACTCAAGTCAATTCCATCAGAGGATCTGTGGTGTGAGGTTGCCGACGCCATGTTTTTTTCATCACCAAAGGTCGATGCTTATGTACAATTAATCAATACTGAATTAAAAGGAAGAAACTCATGAATAATACCAACGATAACCATAAGCATTACACCAAGTTTCATTTTTTTCTATGCGTTTGATGTTAGTGTAAATGTTAGATGTTGCCCCATAGTTTCCTTCTCCTTTAATAAAGAATGATGCCTCACTTATACTATTAAACTTTATAACTTCACTTGTTTTAATGTTTATACCATGCACAGGTCTTTTTCTCTTTTCAGAACTAATCTTTGCACCCTTTTTACAATTTTCTATTGAAGGTGCATGTATCGTTGGTTTCCAATTTCCTAGTGCATCATTCTTCTTTCTAAAAAAGTACCAACCTTTTGATTGTAGTTTTGCTTTATTTGGACTATTTAATGAGTGATGAATTGCGTTATTATTCTTACGATTTCCTTCTATTTCTTCTGCAGCATCTGCCAATGATTTCCACATCTTTTTACGCCCTAATAATGGATTGATACCATATACATTACCACGACGATTTACTCTATTCTCTACTATCTTAGGAGTTTCACCTTTCCAACTCCATCTATAACCAAATGCCTGAAATGTTTTACCTTTAATGCAAACGACAATAGCAGTTCTTCCCTTACCATTCCCTACATCATCTGCTGCTAATCCTACACTATCATAATCTCTTACCCATTCACTTTCTAATGTATAACAACTCACTGGTTTTGAATGAGGATGATTTGCCCAATCTTTTTTTGCTCTTTTTACACCTTCACCACCAAGAGTAGCATTATATCCACCATTACCATATGTTCCTAGTTTTTTTATCCAATAGGTTTCACGTTCACTTACACTATCATCCTTACATTCCTCAATCACTCTAAACTTAAAGTTCTCTGCTCCGTGTTTACAAATTGCACGAAGTATAGGCATAGAGTGAGCAGAATTGTTTTCCTGTAAATTGTCAAGAGTTTTTGCTAATTGTATGTGTTGCTTCCATCTATCATATGGATTGGATTTTGATGTTTTACCGACGTATTGATTTTTGTTAATGAGGTTGGTGATTGTGTAGATGTATGCCATATTGGATAAAAATATAGTTCTCTTTTCTATGTATATATTTGTTATTGTTATATTATGGTATTAGTATTTTTATATTATTGTAGTGTTATATCTTTATAATACTCGTTAAATGTCTTATAAGTGTCTGATTCTTATAATTAAACGTCTGATTCTTATGCAAGTTAAGGCAGTTTAGCATAAGACGCGCAGTTTGTCAATCCCCCACCCCCCGCGAACGCCCAAAAGACCCATAAGACTTTATAATACGTTATATTCTTATAATATTTTAAAGTATTATAATGATATAATAGCAGTATTATATGATAATCTCGACGAGATGTACACAAAAGCACATAAATCTCGACTAGATTGCATATATACCTATCATGAATCTCGTCGAGATCAGGCATCATACTTGCATCTCGTCGAGAATCATGCTATAATCACACAGTAAGCACAAGGATCTCGACGAGTTATGTACGACGACTACGAATTCGACTACACGGACAATGATTATGGGCGAGATCTTGGTGATTATGCACAGGATCTCGATGAGGATTATGCACGAGACGGGCATGATTATGAAGTGCTTGCATATAAGCATTATGCATGATATGATCTAGTACACAATGCACGAGAATCACATGTTAGCACAGAAGCGTATGGTACGTGTCACATTAGACATCATGTGTTATGATGATCTGAATGTGGAGGATATGGACTGGAGAGACATGCTAGACCTGCAGGGGGATGAGGAAGTGCATGTTAGCACAAAGGATTATGTTGATCTGTTCTAGTGTGCCACTCTAAGAACTGGTTGTGGAAAAATAGTTTTCCACAGGTTGTGTGATATCTACTAGGTCTATTGCCTGTGGAAAAAAAGTTTTCCACAGGTTCTGTGCCAATTATGAGACTGTCCACTACCTATTGACTTATCTGGTTCTGATGCCTTATGTTGGTGTCGTGGTTGAGAGACCACCTCCACTTGCTTTTTTCACCATGAGCATCTACACTGAGAACGGTTACGCCAACCGCAAGGAGTACCTGAAGGAACTTGCCGATGAGTATGGTAAGGATCTGGTGTATACTCTGACCAGTGTTCTTCCTGCATCAGAAGACTTCGATGGTCTTGTGACTGCACTGGAAGACGCAATGGACGGTTACTAAACTGTCCACTGGGCACTCTGGAATCTCCAAGGGTGCCCTACAATTCATTTGTTCACCACACCCCCACCACAACATCATGGGAACTCGCTCTCGCATCGGTCTTCAACTTTCTGATGGTTCTGTGCTGTCAGTATATCACCATTGGGATGGTTATCCAGAATGGTTGGGTTGTAAACTCAAAACTCACTACAACAGCAAAGAACTTGCTGCCAAACTGATTGATGGTGGTGATATGAGTTCTTGCTGGACTGATGAGCGTTGGGAACCGAATACTTATAAGGGAAGTCAGCATTCCGAAGGTCATGAATACGGTCCTCAATACTACTCCCAGCGTGGTGAAGATTGCCCTCCTCGTCTTGATGTTAATTTGATTGAATATCTTGGTGATGGTGAGGAATATGCTTACCTCTTTACTAATGGTGAATGGGTATGCTATGATCTTCATGAAACTCCTAAAACGGTTGAAATTCCCAACTGTGTGACAGCATAGGAACTGGCACAAGAGGGCACTAGGATCTCCTCCAGTGCCCTTATACTAAACAAGTCAACCACACAACTCTCATGTCCCACACCCAATTCGTTTCCACTGCTACTCTGACTGTGGTGGATGATTTCAATTTGCAATCTTATCTGGATGCACTCTCTGAGCGTTGCGTGAAAGAAGAAAACTTCCTGTTTGACGATTATGGTGAAATTGGTGGTAAGGTTGATGTAGACTTTGGTTCCTATGTTCGTCAAGTCGGCAGCAACATTCTGATTGAATGTGACACTGAAGAATCTAATGGTAACAGTGAAGTCTATGATTGGTTGTTTGACCAATTCCTGCCTGTTATGACTTCGGAGTTTGCTGAAATTAAATCCGCATCGATTGATAGTCGTTCTGGTGTGGATGTGGATGTTTGTTTCTACACTAAGGATGCAAAGTGTATCAGCACTGATGACATCAACAACATTCTGAAACAGTATATCAAGATGTCTGCTTGACCACTTTCTGAACTGGCACAAGAGGGCACTAGGATCGCCTCCAGTGCCCTTATACTAAACAAGTCAACCACACACACCCCCAACATCATGGAAGACACTCTCTGGTCCGAAATCGCTGATGCTCCTGGTGAAATCTTCGACATCCCCGAAGACTTTGATCGTAGCAAGTTTTATGATCCTGATGAGAAACTAGAGCAATCCTTTGAATCTAAACTGAACTCTAACTTCGACTTCTGATGGAAACTATCACTAACATCAAAGAGTTCTTTACTGAAGAACAGTGGGATCTTATCTACAACTTTGTAGGTAATGCTCTGGATAATGAGGAATTCAATCCAGAAGATGTCTACGAAATCCGCAACAAAATCCACTCACTCTACGAGGATTCATGAACCGCACACTTCAACAACTCAAACAGAGCGTAGAAAAACTGATTGAGCAACAAGGAGCAGACGCATCTTGTGCTGCTTACATCTTCACTAAGGAGGATGTATTTGAGATGGATGATGATGGTAATGAGGTCCATTGTGATGAGGAAATCACTAACAAAGTTCTCAACTATTTGGATGAGACTAATTACATTTTAGAGAAGGCATTTGATTGTATCGCTGATTACATTGGTGGTTACATTGGGGAGAGTGTAAAGTAATGACTACCACTCGCAAACATCTTCGCATCACTATCACTGGTGAAACTTATGATGACCTTGTAGAAGCACTCAAAGAAGTTCATCGTAAGGTTGAAGAAGAATATATCTCTGGATTTGATAGCAATGAGGCAGGTGATTATGAGTTTGACATCACGGAGAGTGCAAAATGATTGAAACATACAATTTCACTGGCGACGCTGTGACAGTTCTAGGACTGGTCGGTGTCATCTCCACTGGCATCATCTTGGTGCTATGCTTCACTCGTTACTTCAATTCACCCCTAAGGAAATGACTTACAAAGAACTTCTTGCTGAACTTCAAAAACTCAACGAAGAACAACTCAATTCAGATGTTGCAATCTATGAACCC